TGGAGATGACACTCCTCTAAAATTATTAATACTACAAGTTCCAATAATAGATATTTTTACTTGCTCAAATTTGCAGATTTCATTGTACTCATCTTCTGAAAAAAACTTTATAAAATCAACATTATTATGTTTGAAAATATATGTTCCTTTTGACCTAAGTTTTATATCTTTGGGATTTATTATAATATCTTTTATATGTATTATTGGTTCTGGGTTTCCTTGTCCCCAAAGTAAGCTATGCTCACAAATATTAAAAATTATATCAACAATACTTTCTTCATTATTAAAAGAAAAGTCAACTTCATAAAAGTTTGTTTTAAAATCAACATCTTTTAATTTTTCATTTGCATATTTGGTTAATTTTTCAAGATTTGATATTTTTATAGAAAAACCTGCTGCATTAGAGTGCGAAATCCCAAAATTTCTAATGGGCTCAGACTATTTCTTACTATCTTGCGATAGAATACCTATTCCGAACAACGTATCAATAGTTGCCCTGCCCTCCTAAACGGAGATAGTCGTTACAGGTTTAATAATTCCTTATTCTTTTTACTATTTTCTCTTAATGGATAGATTAAGGTTTCTTGTCTATGATTTTTGCCAATATTTATCATAGTAATTGCACTTCTCCCCCACCCTATCTTCATTCCAATTTCTTTTTGACTCAAATTAGTTTCAATAAGCATTTTAATAGCTTCATTACTTCTATTAATGTTTAATTCACTTTCATTTGGACGCAATGGATAAATCAAAGATTCGTCTTTCCATGAATCACCTTCGTTAATATGTCTGATGATATCATAAGAAACATTGTATTTTTTAACTATTTGCTTTCTGTGAATTTTAAAGTTCAATAAATCTTTTCTTATTCTTTCGGCTGCAATTTCATCAATTTTAGTCCAAGAACATTGGTTTCCTTTTAAGTGCGTCGGCTCATTTCCACCACTTAAAATATTATAACCATTTGGGGCTAAACTTCTATAATAATTAATATAATATTCTTCCTTCTCATTATAGTCTTCAAACCACCCAAGAACTTTAAATGTGAAATTTTCAACTCCATATTTAATTATAGCTCTGTGAATTAAACTAGTTTCACTTGATTGCTTACAATGCTCTTTAAATCTACGTTCAGGATTATTCGACTGTCCTATATAAACTCTTTGATTTACTTTATTTTTAATAAGATAAATAGCTTTTTTAATTTTACACACCCTCCTTTAAATACTAGTAAAAGAGAATAAACAATTATTTTTCCCACGAGATTACCATATCTATAAATTATAGACTTAGGTTTCCTCGTTAGCCGCCAATATGACGACCCCACCGATAAGTGGAAAAGGTATAAAAGGCCTCTCTATTGACCCTCAACGTATTCCATTAAACCACTATCTAATAAAAATCCCCTAAAATCTTTTAATTCGCTATTATCATTGCCTCTAATAGAACCGTTCAAATAATTGTCTCTTATCCTACCAAGCATAGTTGGTATTTTGAAATCAGCACAAATACCCATTGCACAAAGTCCAGTAATAGAAAGTGGACAAGTTAATTCATCTCCATTTAATATAAGAATTTTGTTTTCATCTAAACAATTCTCTTGAATTTGAATTTTTAGTTGCTCTATGGCTTTTTCTTTTTCTCTATTTTGCTTAGCTTTACAGTTAATGCAATTTCTCGCATTTTGTTCGCCAACAGTTTCACATTCATCAGACGCCGCACCTCTTTTGTTACTTATTATAACTTTTTCACCATTGATGAAAGCTTGTAATAAGAAGTCTTTTTGTTCAATAGTCCCAATTCTTATTAAGCCATTTATTAGTGGAGTAACATAAAACGCTATAGACAACGGCGTTAAATTTCCCTTTGTTGAAAATTCTTGAGCTTTTAATATCGCCGCAAATCCATAGTTTCTTATATTTTTTAATCCGTATTTAATAATATATGAGTTCTCTGGATTTACAACCGGCATCATGTCAGATATTATAGATAGTGCCGCTAAATCTATAAACATACCAGCGTTTACAGTTTTATCTTCATAGTCTAAGGCTTGAATAAATTTTAAAACCACTCCGCCGCCGCTAAGATGAGGGTTTTCATATTGTCCATCGGTGCAATTTATAATAACGGCATTATCATAATTCTCAATATCTGGAATTAATTTTTCATTTACTATATGATGATCTAGAACTAAAATATCTATTCCATGCTCTTTTAAAGTTTGATGATATTTAACATCATTACTTCCAGCATCCGGAACTATAACAAAATCAAATTGTTCATCAATTATCTCTAGATAATGACTTTCTAAACCGTGAGATTTGGTTTCATGAATTTTATATGATACTTCTCTATCGCAAAAATTAGTTATAAAATTAATCATCATTGCCGCCGAACACAAACCATCGGCATCACTATCCTGGATTACCACGATTTTTGAATTGTTTTCAATATGCTTTTTAAATAACTCAACCGCTCTTCTCATATTTTTCAATTGGAACGGATCATGGTTGTTTTTTTCTCTTTCTCTTGGATTTGAGACTAATTCATAATCCAACATTGAAGTTAATAATCTTCTACCTTTCATTAAGTTATATGAAATATTATTTTCTTTGTTTTTAAGTATTGTTTCCATAACCTCTGGACTATATTTTACTTTTACTTTCATCTATTTACTCCTACTCTTTGTTGTAATAATTTTTTAAATACTTCATCGCCGGCGTCTATTGGTGAATCTTTTTGTCTTGTTAAATCGCAGAAATCAAATATAAAACTTGTTGGTATTATACAGCTAAGCTTTTTTTGCATTTCAAATAATTTTTTAAAATATTCTTCTCTTTTTTTACTTCCACCAGATGCATATTCTTTATCAAAAGCAATAACTATCTCCAGTGGACTACTATATTTTTTAATTTGTTTAATCTGAGGGATACTTATGGTTGAACCACATACGGCTATGGAATTGTTGATACCATAGCTTTGTGCTTTAAGAACACTTTTTTCACCTTCAAATATTATACAGTATTTTTTTTTAGATATATTTTCCTTATTAATATTTAACCCATAGCAATTAAGTCCTAGTGGATGAGAACATTCAATAGCGTTAATTTTCGCCGGCAGATACTTACCAAACTTTTCAGATAATTCTTCATTAATAACTCTTTTTCTAATACCAATTAATTTATTATCTGGGTCATAATGTGGTATTATTATGTCGCCGCTAATTGGATCAATTTTTATATTAAATATTTCTATGGTCTTAGAATTAATGTTTTCTTGAGACCATTCAAAATTATCATAATCTAAAAAGCCAGATAATAATTGTTCATTAAATCCATTTAATTCTTTATTTATATATTGATTTTTATATCTTAAAAAAACCTTATTGAAAGATGTAACTTCATTATCTTTATTTTTATTGTACGTCTTACCATTAATAATAATTTTCATCATTTCGGAAAAAGAAAATTCTTTTCCCAATAATTTCATTCTTTTCTCGAATAAATCAAAAATATCATATGCTTTATTATTACACCCAGTATAACATATAAATTTTTGATTTTCTTCATAATAGTAAAGTTTAAATGAGCCTTCTTTGGCGTTAATATTGTGACATATTGTTGGGAAAATGATAATTTGCTTAATGTCATTTTTTTGATACTCTTTTGCACCCAAAAAATCCATAATTCTTATTATGTCTTCTGAATTTAGACTTTCTTTTATTTTACTATATTCCAACGAACTCAAACCCCTTTTCAAGTTTATTATCTAAGGATTTTTCTATAATTTTATCAGTAACCTGACTGTAATCTTTAGTCTCTGTTTTGCTGATACAAATCTTATCTAAAATATTATCAATAACAATTTCCTCGCACTCTGGAAGACTTTTTTCAATTAAAGAAATATTTTCTATCGGATTATAGTGAGCGTCGGTGACTATTAAGTCTTCTCTTCTACAAGTTCCCAAATCCGATGCACTCCAAATCCTAATATCTTTAAATTGCCCTCTTCTATTTTTATATATGTCTAAAACTTGATTCGGCTTTGCCATAAAACCATTAGTGATTGCACCATCCAACATTTCTAAATCTTTATCTGTTACTTTTGAAATAATCCCTCCTATGTCAGCTTTATCAACTATTGATTTAGAACCCCTAATATAACGATAATCTTTAATTCCATCACTCTTATCTGGTTCGCCACTTATTTGAGTAGCCGTTTCTACAAAACAATCTAACTCAACAGCTAAATCTTTTAAAGATGTTGATAATAACATTAAGGCAACGTCTTCTCTTATTTTAATATCCCTAAATTCTGTTAACAGGTTAGGGGATGAAAATATGTAATCGAATATTATATTTCCAACATTGTGTTTCATA